GAGTAAGATTTAAATAGTTCAGACTTGTTCATTTTAGTTTTACCTTTATTTATATATATGTAAATTATTTTATTTTAAATTATGGCCCCCTCTCCGTAGTAGAGAGAGGGCACAGATCTAACATGTAACCTTAGAGGTTATATATTATACGCCTCCAGCGAAGGACAACGCACCATCTACAATCATAGTAGAAGAAGCTTTTGCAACATCGTCGAAAGAAGTATCGATACCGAATGAGCTCAAGAACCCATCGAATACAACATATTCAGAATCAGTACCAGTAGCATCGCTCTTCCACTTGATACCGAAAGAACAAGAAGTTCCGTTGGTAGCAGCTTCGCGCATTGCTAGATGAACTGTGTTACGTGGAGCCCAGTACAACTGTGCGTCCAACTGACCAGCGTCTAGCTGACCACGTAGCTTACCTTTAAAGGTCTCACCGAAAGTTGGGGTATCGATAACAGTAGCTTCGTTGGACAGACTGCCAACTTCCATTACGTTAGGGATCAACAGAGTACCACCAGTACCTGCAGCGTAAGCAGTGTCTTCAGTGATAGTAACAGTAACACCACCAACTGTGTCTTCAACAACTAGAGAAGCATCTCCAGCAGAAGCTAACAAAGTAGCGTCGAAAGAACCAGTAGTAACAGAACCACCAGTGATATCAGCGTTAGCGTCTAAAGCAGTCTTAATGTTTCCAGCAATAGTAGCTTGAGTAGCTCCACCAGCTACAGTAACAGCGAAACTGTCAACAGCACCAGTGGCAGCGTTAGTGTAACGCAAAACCAAAGTACCAGCAACAGCTGTAGTTACGGCAGTAGAAACGGTGAATACCTTAGCAGTAGCACCAGTACCAGCTACAGAGAACCAAGTCTTAGGGTCGCTCTTTTCGCCAGTAGTTAACACGCTTGGACGGAAGTATAGTTCCGTGAAGCTTGTTACGAATTTGTTAGATAGATTAGCCATTTTTGGCCTCCTTATAATTTAAAATTTTTTATTATTCGTAGTAGTCGTAGTCAAAATCTATGACATACTTTAAATATCCATTTTCATCGTCGGACTGTTGTCTTAACTGTCCTACTTGTGTGTAAAGATTGCCCAGATTTCCTGTTGAGTCATCACCATTTTGAAAGCCCATTATACTATCTATATAATCTGCGATCTCTCGTATAACCTTGGTGCCAGCACCACGCTCTACGTATAGTGAGAATCTTATGAATCCAGATGTCTTCCTCATCCCTCGGTTGAAAGCTCTCTCTCGAGAACCTCCATCCACTACTCCAAGGACAACCCAAGGGGTGCCATTGTTTGATAAAGACTTAGTGGGCTGGATGATATCACGCCCTTCAACAAATGCTACTGCTCCGTGAGCTTTCGCATTCTGAGAAGAGTAAGAGTTAAAGAACCGTGTCTCAGCAATCTGTCGTACAGCTTCAAAACTCATATTATTATCTCCTTGATCTTACAGTGGCCAGTGCTACCTTTGAGATACCATCTGGCGCTTGTTTAGATTTACCCTCTTCGAGAAGTCCTATGTAGTGCAGACCATTACTGATGTACACGGTAGGAAATCCCCTTACGTCTAAATTGTAGTCGGGTTGAGCAGGTTGAGTACTAGAACTAGTAGAGTATTCCGGATTATCAGCAGTGATGTGCCAATTGCTCCTAGCTCTGCCAGTGTCTACAGGAGTAAGCTTCACAATCTCTCCAAACAAGTCAAAGGCAATCGCTTTGTATTCTAGCTCGGACACATTGTTCAACTCTTCTGTTAGTACTTTGCCTAGATTTTTTATGTCAATCTTTTTAGCCATTACTTCCTCCCTACCGTTATCTCCCATAAGCTATCTAGAGGTGATAATTTTATACCTGACACATGCCAGTTATGTCCTTTGATAACATAGATCTGATCCATGTTGGGTTCAAAAGAAATATTCTGAGGCAATATCATTATCTCGGCAGTTACGCTGTACCTGTTGTCTTCCTGAGAGTTGTGATCTGAATTGAGGAAAACAACGTTGAAGCTATGTAAAGTAGGTGCAGACGCATCGTACGTTCCTGTGATAGGATCGTAGACATTACTATTTTTGATAATGGTTTCAGAGTAGGTGGCTGGAGTATATAGCCCTTGTGCGGTTAGTGTCCTGTCGACTTTGACAAGAGTAGCTGGTATATTAATAGCCATACTACCTCCTTGTTAAGCTGACGGACTGTACCTGTTTAACAGATGAGTCTGATTCTTTCACAGACTTCAAGAAATCACTCACGATATGATAAACCTGATGAGGCATATCAGATGCGTATTCTGGATTCTCGTTCAATTGAATAGACAAACCCCCCAGTGATAGGCTGGACAGTTGGTCATCGTATTGACTAGCTGTTGTCAGACCAGAGGCTTCACGCTCAATGAGGTAAAGAGCTAGTTCTGACGTGGCATCCTTGAGGAATTCAGGGATCAGAGTGCTGTCTAAATACTGAGTGAAGAGAGTGAGATTTTCATCCCTCTCTCTATTACGTCGACGTGACGTCCCAGTAGATACCAAGTTAATAGTGTTCCTAGTCGGAACATACTTTCTTGGCCAAGACAACTTCTGAGTAGAACTCTCAGGAGTCCCAATCCACACTTGTCGATTAAGGATATCCGTTGCCCAGTAAAGGGCAGACGTACGGGTGTCAAGATCTGCAGTCAAAAATGCAGAGTTACCTAGACGACGAGAATGATAAAGATCTGCCTCATCTAGAGAGCAAAAGCTATTATAGCTGTTGAACTCTCCACTTACTAGTTCGTCTGCATAAGTAATGATGGCAGGTATTGTTAATGATTGTGTCATTTTAACACCCTCCTAAGTATGATTAGATCTGGCCGCGATAAATACCTAACTCAGAGAAGTTAGCCAAACCACAGTACCACTTAACGCGAGTAATATCAGCGTCAGCATCTTCACGAGCACCAAGCTTAGCAACTTGGATACCAGAAGAGTTCTGGGCAGTAAGACCACAGATACCGTGAGAGAAAGAACCGTCATCTACAGTACCAACGAATACGTGGGCAGCAGAAGAACCAGCGCCAGCGTTACCACCAGCCACAGAAGCTTGCTCAGCCAAAGTAGACTGTACGAAGTCGTTGCGGTAAATTGGAACACCACGGTAAGATTGAACCTTCATAACACCACCAGAAGAATCTTTAACTTCCATAACGTCATCGAAACCAGCAGCGTTAGACAAACGTAGAGCTTGGCTGTACTTACGTACGCCAGCAGAGTTCATCATCATGTAGTCAACCATGCCATCTTTGTCGTGGATCAAGTCGATGTATTCGTCCAGACGAGCTAGAACAGCGTCGCCAGCACCAGCAGCAGTCATATCGATAGCAGCAGAAGTGTCAGTACGACCAGCGTTAGTCACGAAACGATCAAGACCGTCGAAACCTAATGGGCCGTTAACTAGACGCAAGGCAGCGTTGAACAAAGCAACACCAGCAGCAGTCAAAGTGATAGCGTCAGCAGTAGGAGTACCAGAAGCGAATGGGCCAGAGAATACTTGGGCATTCATGATAACGTTTACCATACCAGTGTTGGTAGCGGCAGCTGCAGACATATCAGCAACTAAGTTAGCAACTGTGAACAGCTTGCCCTTAGTACCAGAACCGTTGATGTCGTAAGAAGCAACAACACTAGAAGCACTAGAAAGAACAGCGCCTTGGATTACAGTGTTGTAGAAATCAGCTGCAGTAGTAGCAGAAGAAACAGTCAAAGCTGGAGTTCCAGACAGAGCCATAGAGTTAACAACTCCACGTGTAGCAGAACCTTCCTGACCGTTGATCATCAGATCCATAAACTTACGGCCAACGCCTTTAGCTTTAGCAGCAACTTGTACAGCAGTAGCATCGTTGTAGTCAGAACCAACAGCTTGAATCAAACCATTAACCTGTGCATCACCAATGATGGTGGTCAGCTCAGTAGAGTGGCGAGTGAAAGTCTGTTGATCTTTGTTGATACCAGAAACGCCAGTACGCAATACGCTTACTAGGTCTTGTTGGTCTTTGTCAACAGCTTCACGGTTGTATGCCAAAGCGTTACCTTGGATACCTTTAAATGGAAGGTGCTGATAGAACTGGTTCACAGTAACGATAGAATCGATAATACCTTTAACCAGCATGTCGTTTGTTAGGTCACGTTGTGTGCCTAGAGTTAATCCTGAAATGGCCATTATAGCCTCCTTTTAGATTTGTTTGTAACCCCTTTTGGGGCAGTTTCTTATTATAAAATGAAAGTTGTCCTCAATTGGACATAGAATTAGTATCTCCCAGACACTATTAACGCAAAGTCCTAAGCCCTGCTAGTATGCTGTCGATGGCATTGCCATCTTGGCGATTAGGGGCAGGAGTTTCTGACGGTTGACCTGCGCCAGCCCCTGTTGAGCGATTGAAAAGGTGTGGTGCAGATTCACTTAGTCCGTCTAACCATTCTCCAACGGAAAGCGGAGTGATCGCATCTTCACTGTACATTTTCAAACCGTCTCTGTCAAAAGCGACAGGGCGACCATCTTCAACCTTGAAAGTTGCGCGACCTCTAGTCAGAACGTCTTCCACAGCTGATGCTGCTACTCCACGGTCTGCTGCTAGAGATGCTAACTCTCTGTCAATCACTAGAGAGCTAAATTGGCTCTCATAGTTAGAGAGTTGGCCCTGAAGATCATTCACTTTGCTATCGTGATCTCCTCTAATAGTGCCTAACTCTTTGTCTTTAGCTTGCAACACTTCCTCAACTCGACGTTGAATCAATGTCTCAACATCGCCTTTCTCGATAAGCTCTTGCTCATCAATTCTGCGCTGCTGTTCAGCCAATTCCGATTCTCTCTCTTGGAACTCTTTCCACTTATCCAGATCAACACCAGAGAACTTATTCTGTAGCTCTTGCATGCTGTTGTTGTATTCTTCAACTTGCTTACGCAAATCGATGTTGTTCTCACGGAACTCGTCTAGCTTACCTTTCTCTGTCATACCTTCAACAGCGATAGTGTAAACACCAGAATCGTTTTCTGTGTACAAGGACTCTAGTCCTTCTGGAATTTCTGAAACATCATTATATGTATATTTAATTGCCATGTTAGTGGTCTCCTATATTTCCCCGAAATAAGGGTATTTTTTAATGAAAGAAATAGTCGAGTTTTTCGAAGTCACGGAAATCGTAATCTCCAAGCTCTCGTATATCTTTCTTGTCAATGTTCTCTACTACCCAAATTCGTCCATCAATTTCTTGTGTGGATTGTCCTTTGGAAAGAACCGTCTTCTTAGTCACTTTGATCTTCCGACCAAATTCGTCTCTTGCAAACTTCTTCATCACTACGCCTTGCGACTTAAAGTGATTGTAGAGTTTCTCAAGAATATTTTCCTTCTTGTACATATCTACGAAAGCTTGTTTAGTAGCTTTCTTCATTAGAGACATATTGCCAGCGTGTGCCCCGAAACTATCGTGAATCATGCTGAAGTCTTTCACACCGTATTTAGCCATTGCATTTACTACGAGAGACTTATGCTCTGCATCAAATGCGTGGATGATGTTAGGTGCGAATGCTCGTTCTTGTTTAGACCAGTCAGGTAGATCTGTCTCGACTCGAACTTCTACATTTATCTTACCACCAAGACCGTCGTCAAGCTCAACCTGTCTAGTTTGAGTCTTTAAGTACGACTGACGGAATGGGTTTCCTATGTTAAATGTCTTTAGATCTATGTCTACTTTGCCTGACAAAGTGTGAGCTTCTGCCAACTGGTTGAGTACTGTTCTTGTCCTGAACCCTTCAGGGAACTCGTTCTCAGATGCTTCAAGTATGAGCCTTCCTATTCTTAACTTCTCTCCAGCAGTTGCGTTGTCGAATATTAATTCTCCGTTCACAGCTGTACCTTTGAGTGCTTCAAAATAGGATTCTCCTAGTGTTGATGGGCCAGCGTTATACTGACTAGTCATCAAGCCTTTCTTCACAGACTTACGTCTCTTGCTATGGGACATTCCTCCGAACACGTACTTCTGGACAATTGGATCATCCTTGTACTTGGTCTGAGCTAGTGCCTCCACAGCGTCTCTCGTTTTGATATAAGCATCAGCCACACCATTACGGACAGTCATATTTACTGCTGCTGCAGTAGACTTGTCTCGAGAGATAGCAGCAATGTGCTGTAATACGTTTGTTGTACCATCTATTTGTATAGGGATCCTGCTCTGGAATTTCTTAATGTTCTTTCCAGATCTCACCCACTTAATCATCTCAGCCCTTTCTTGGATCATAGCTAAGAACTGAACTGCTCCTTCTCCTGATGGGTCAGCAGCTACAGCTAGTTTCTTAACTTCTTCTAATACGTCCATGATGCCGCCTTCACCTTTTGGAATATTGTATTTAACATTGATTCCTCTAAGATTCTTGAACACACCTGTCTCAATCCAATTGGTCTTAGTTCTCCACCAGTCATTCCCGAATGGGTCAGCTGCGGTCTTGAGTATTAATTCTTCGTCCATTAAATCCCAGAGTTTGTTCCTCTCCCTGAGAGGTATCTTATCAAACCCTGCAAGGTTCATGAACGCTTGCTTGTAATGGTCTAGTCCATCCTTACCCAACTCAACTGCGTTATCAAAGAGCATCAGACCTCGGTTGAAGTCGTCTCCTTGCCATTGCAGTGCTGTTGCGTTCGAATAGGTACGACCGTACTTATCATTACTCATACCATTGTAGAACTTCTGATCTCTCAAACCTCTGGCAGTTACCATAGCTCTATTGAAGCTATCATATTTGCTTCGACTAATTACGTCTGTCTTCAGTTTGGGAGCTGATGGTATAAAGTCATCTCCATTGCTCCGGAGTTTGGTCAACACATTATATATGTAACCGTTAACTCGGATTGCTGTTCCTGCTTCTGTATCTAAGTTATCAAGTGATGCCTTAGATCTTCCGTCACGGTATTGAAGTTCTACCCATTCCTTCTTGGAACCACGGATAGCAGCTTCTCCAGTATCTTCATAGATACCATTGAGCAGTGTGCCTCTGCCGTACTTCGGAGCTTCGAATCTAGGTAAGCCATCTACGTCGTAGTTCTTCTTGTTTGCAAGTAACAGTCTCTCCCATTTAGGGTTGTCAGCTTTCAGAGTCCAAGAGGTAACTTCTTTAAATTGGAAGTCAGACTTCACTCTCTGTACAGACTTGAGTCTCTTGACGTTTCCAGTTTTGACTAGCGAGTTCATCAGGTAGTGACCTATCCGAATCGCATCATCTTCATCTGCGTCTAGTACTTTGTGGAACTTATAGTAGTATCGCTCTCCTAAGCTCTTCACAGCTTGGATGTACATTGCCCCTTTCTGAGTAGACGCCAACGCAACTTCGTTGGTAAGTCGTGCTAACTCTAAAGGGTCATCTTTTCTTAGCAAGTTCGCTTCTTTGTAAAAAGGAGACGATGGCTTGCGGTAATCGTTGTCAATGCTCTGCACTATGTTATCGTTAGTGGCTCGCAGGATAGGGCCATCAGACTGGCGTTCCCAATCGTCTGCAACCTTACGCCTAGTTTCTCTGACATCGATTTTTCTTGTTATTTCTTTCTCTCTTCTAAGCAACCTGCTGAATGCGCTCCCACCACCAAGTTCCTTCTCGGCTCTGCTAGCTATCCTTGCTCTTTCTGCAGCTCTCTTCACTGCATTCATATCGTACAGTTTGTCGATCTTAGAAGCAACAAAGGACAGGTTCACTGGCCCAGCAGGGTCTTGTAGAAAGTTGTCTAGCTGCTTGCGTATATAGAGATCAGGTATCTCAGTATCAGGTACATTGATCCTTCCTTTCATATACTGTCGGGCATCTTGGTACATTTGGGCATCTTGGAGGTGTTGTCCTAGCTCGTCTCTGAGTTCTGGAGGTAATCCTCTGCCTGACCATATGCGGTCTTTGTACTTAGCAAACATAGAGTTGTTTAGTATCGCGTCGGTGAGTACTACCTTATCTCCTGGATTAGTCCTAGAGATTATAAATTGTACTTCTTTCGACTGAGTTCTCTTGCCGAGCTTCGTGATACTCCAAGGTCTCATTCTCACTCCGTCCTGTAGTAGGCCGAAGTAGAGAGATAGAGTGTCTTGGGCGTTGAACCCTAAGTCTACATTGAGTGCAGTAGCTGTGTCTCCTTTGAAGGATCTCAGCTTTCTCTTCCCAATAGTAGCTATACGCTTCTTATACTTATTCGCTTCAGCCAAAGATGGAGCTTTCTCAAGCATTCCTTTCCTATCTTTAACTATAGAAGATCTAGCAGAATTCTTTGCAGTCTCAGAGACTAACGCATAACGCTTCAGCTTCTCAACACTGTTAGTGTTCCGAGCTTCTGCGCGCACAAGTCTGCTGAAATAAGAATTCACAGAGTTCTTCAAAGAGTTGTTCATATAGCCTACGAACTCTCCATCAATGTAAGAGAAGTTCTTACTTCTGGCCACGGTGAGCAAAGATTCTATCATAGGCAAACTGCGTCGAGTTCCTACTATATCTTTAGACTCTTCAAACATCTCCAACAGAACCTCTCGGTTAGCTGAACTTATCTTAGCGTCTTTAGAAATCTTACTTATGATCTCGTCATAAACTATGCTCTCCATCTCGGCCAGCTTGGCAGTTGACCTTGTTGTAAGATCTCCCTTGCGTAGTCCTTCAATCCTCTCGAATCTCTTGGCTGTGTGGTTGTAAAAAGCTAATCTCTTTCCTTTGTTTCCTAAGAAATCCTTGAAATCTTTAGGAGCGTAGTCGTTGGAATACTCGAACTCACTAGCGTCGGCATTCTTCAGTATGTAACCTAACATATCCCTGTCAGATTTAGATACAGTCTTGCCTGTTTGTAGTCGTCCTTCTAGAGTAAGGAACTTACCTTTCTCAATTTGTTCAACTCTCTTCTTTGCTACTTTAGAAGCTCCAGTGTTAGCTTTAAACTTATCTGTTGATTTCAATTGTAGTACTGTGTCAGGAACTAGGTCTTGCTTAGCATATAGGTTGGCAACTTCTTCAGGAGTTCTGGCTCTACCTTTCTGAGTGACGAATCTCCCCATTGCTACCTTGCCAGCTTCCCATAGGGCTACTGCTTTATCGCTACCTAGTACTTGCTTTCGCACTTTACTGTCTTGAGACTTCAGCCACTCGTCAGCATCCCTATACGTACAGGGGCTGTGACAAACTTTAGGGCCGAGGACTTTACCGACAGTCTTTCGTTTATCCTTTGGTATCTTCTCCCATTTCTTAGGTGCAGCTACCTTCAGTTCAGCGCTAGTCTTCATCAACGGTAGCATAGTCGATCTACAGTTGAAGTGAAGAGGAGGCTGTCTGAATTCGTGGCCACCTTCAATGTTTCTATAGCCACCTTCCTCAAATACCCACTGGTCTCCAGAGTAAGCTCTGCATATGTCAGTAGTGTTTGAGTCTAAGTGTGCCAAGAACTGAACACCTTTGATGACATCTGAGTTTGCTAAGTAGGTCTCTTCCCGAGTCCTGTTAGCGACAGATGAAATTGAGGTACGAGCTAAAGTGTTAGCGTGATTCCTCGAGATATTCATTATACCATCTTTATACTTATTAGCAGCAGTTCCTCTTATGCGTCCAGAGAGGGTTTCTATGTCCTCATTGTTTTGCCAAGACATTCGTACAGCATCTTTGAACTTTTCCTGTACACGCTTGCTCTGGCGCTTCCAAACCTCAGATTGGGGAACACCTTCTACTATTAAGTTGTCTGCGATAGAGCTTATCTTCTTAGGAGATACAGTCTCGCTCGCTATCTTTATTCTACCAGTTCCGGTTACGGCTTTATTCAAAGAGCCTACCGCAAACTGGGTTTCTAAATCTCCTACAGATATCAGTCCATCTCGAACTGCTTTTTGTATAGATTTATGGGATGTCTCTATGGCTTGGGAGCCTTCTTTCATTAGAGACCTAAGTTGTTTCGCTTTCAGCTTGTTGCTTCGAGCCGATCGGAAGTCGTACTTGTTTACTTTGCTTAGAAGCTCATCAGAAAGTTCTTTGTAGTACTTCCTAAGTACGTCTTCTTGATTATTCGCTATTTGTTGTAGCTGTAGCGCGTGGAGAGTCAACTCATCCAACAATTCGTCTACAACTTTCTTTTGCTTTACACCTTTGAGGTGTTTCTTACGGGCAGATATTACTTTCTTCAAGTCTTTCTTAGCCATTTAGTCGAACTCCTCTTTGGTAGAACGCTGTTTAGGTAAGTAGGCATTATACCCTATTGTATAACGCCTAAGCAATCTCAATATTACTTCTTGATCTTGCGGTAGTGGGTCTTGATCTTGACGCCACTCTTGTTCGTATAACCCTTGATGCGGATCAGTCCACGAGCAGTGATCTCTTCGTCAGACAGCTTATCTAAAGTTGCATTAGAGGATTCCATTACTCTGGAGGATTTGTCACCAGCTAGTTCGTCAGTGAAAGAATCCCAAGCGCCTTCAGACTCAGTCATGGCATTCTTGTTATCCTTCGGCCCAGCGAACAATCTCTCAGATTTGCCCAAACCGTGTTGCTTCTCTGTAGCAGTGGTGTAAGCTGTAGATGCTATAGAAGCATTTCGCATAACGTTACTCAGGTCGGCTTTGTTCATCGCTCTGTCGAAACTGCCTTTGAGTCCGATATTGTTTGCTTCATAGCCAGCCTTAACTACGTCCTTAGTAGCAGCAGCCAGTGCTTTGTTCAGAGAACCTTGCATAGCTTTCAGCTCTCCAGCATCAACCAAGTTGTACTTGTTTGAAGCTATCTCAGCTATCTTTGCTCGCAACGCAGGAGCTGCAGCATCAGAGATCATTCCGATAGTAGCACCCAGTGATTGTTCCATCATAGTAGACTCTGGATCAGTAAAGCCTTCAGTCATGGCTCCCTTATCAACGCGTTCTCTGTTCTGCAAGTTAGGGTGACTGGTAGCCTCTTTGATAACCTTCATCACTTCAGGATCATCTAAGATAGCTTGGATCGCTTCATTCTTTAGATCTTTTATTTCCCGAGGGGATATCTCAAAGTCAGGTTGTCCTCCGAAGAAAGAACGCTCAGGCTTCTCAGTCAATATAGCTGGTCTTCCTGATTCTTCCTTTAACATAGCTTCCAGCATTCCCTCATGGGAGTGCTTTCTGATGGTGGCTGCAGAATCTTTCATCATCTGCTCTGGGTCGCCGTTTATCTTCTTGTCAATAAAGTCAAGAGCTTCGTCTGGAAGCATTACAGCTGCACGGAATACCATCTCTTCGACGAATCCCATACCACTCTGTGCAATGTGAGCATCAAGTTGAGCTTTGTCTTTAGCATCTTGAAAATCTTGATCCATTTCTAGCATCTTCTCTTCAAAAGTCTTCTCTCTTGTAAGTTCTTTGGCAGCTTTCTTAACTTGATCAACTTTCTCACTGACTACATCAGCGATTGCTGCGGAGTCGAATGCTGAAAACATTTTATCAAAAACGCTAGGCTCCATTCCTAAAACTTCTTGTGCTTCAGACTTGAACTCTTCCGACTTCTTCTTAACATTTTCCATAACTTTGCTTGGCGCAGCCTTAGCTTCTTCCGCTTTCTTCATAAGCAGATCACCCAACCCACTCTCTTTGACAGCTCGTGTCAGCCTGTTGGCGTCTGCCTTAGGTGGAGGAGTCTTGGCTGCTTTCATGAAGTCAGGGCCGTGTTCTTCTACAAAGTAGTTAACGTCAGCCATAAAAGACGCAGCTTTAGAAGTATTCTCGTCAGGATTGTCTAGCATACGACGAGCGATGGCTGTCAGTGCTACTTTCTTAGAGTGAACTTCTTGGACAAAAGCTTCTGCAGCTTCTTATGCAATTCCTGCACCTTTCTCTGCAACTCTTGTTCCTTTGGTAAGAGCTTCTACTGCATCGAGTTCAATAGAGTAAGCTACGTTCAATAGAGCGTGTCCTTCTTTACTCTCAGCCCAGTCTGCTGGATCGTCTAACATTTGGTCGATAATATTCTTACGACCTACCAATGCTCTCCAAGGATTATCGGTTATGATGTCAGTTTTCAAGTCTCTCTGTTTTCTCTTTATAGAATTCCGAGTTCTTCTCAGCTCAAGTCGGGCTTTCTCGAACACGTTCAACTCAGAAGCCATTGCTGCAGGAGCAAACTCTTTTGCAGCTTTCTTAGTTGCCTTGAGGCCATCTTTCAGACCTTCTTTAATACTATCTAGCCCCCACATAGGTTGGCCTCCTTTTCATTTGGTAAAGTAAGCAGACAGTTCCCGTCTACTTTTTATTTATAGCTCTTCGTCTGGATCTAGAGAATCCTCGTAACGCTTTTGTTCCTCTTGCTCTTCCATGTACTCGTCATCGAATCCGTGGTTAGCTTGGAAGAAATCTTGCATGAGGTCTCCAGTGCTTTCTTCCTCGTCGAGGAATGAGACTTCTTCAGGGAGAGGCTCTCCTCCTTCTCCCATCTCAGCTTCGGCACTTTGTTGTGCTCCTACTTCGATTAGGGCCAGCTCTTCTTCAACAGAGCGTCCGACAGGTATACGTTCACCTTGCTCCAAGTTCCACAGAAGAGTGTCGAGAGACAATGCTCCTCCTTGGAATGCTCCAAGCAATGCGTTGATGTCGGCTGCTGCCAACTTAGTGTCTACGTAATCTTCGTTTATGTACACATTGATGCTGTCAGAACCTTTAACGTTCTCCCACATCGCAACCATTCTCATTGTACGGCTAACACATCTTCCTATAGACTTAGCTATATTAATCAACGCAGAGATCTCTCCTGAAACGTTAATCCTTACAACTTCAGCACTAGTAGATTGATCCATACCAGAACCTAGCATTCTCGCTCCTAGTGTAGACATCAGTTGCTCTTTGTGCTTCATAGCACCAGAGATTTGTGTCAAACCAGAACCTGTGAATTCTAAGAATCCAGCAGATGCACTTGGGTCAGGTAGGATAATAGCAGCACCGGATCCAATAGCTATATTAGAAGTGGTGTCAGTTAGTCCAGAGAACCAAGGAGTCGGTAACGCAGTCCAGTGTAGACCGTGTTCGAAATCAGCGCTGTTACGGTAGTGGGCCAAGTTAACATCTACCAAATCTAGTAGAGGTGGGGTTGGTACTTCGTAGTCCTCGCCTGAAGACACAATCATGCTAACTGGCAAGAAACCTAAGTCTTTGCCTCGGTTAGTCAGAACACGAGATTCGTGTATGATGTACTCTTCCATTTCTGAAGGTGTGGAGCCATTGCTCTTGTTAGCTGGACGGTGTACGTTTACCGTAACCCTCCCGTTATCTTCGAGGACGTATTCGCGATACTGGTCTCGAACTTCTTGCTTGTACTTGTTGTCTTCACAAGGCTCGTAATACGACTCTTTGAAAACTACATTATTTAAAGTGTGTGCGAAGTTAGCAGCTTTAGTAGTGAACCAATTAGTACACTCTTCAGACTTGTACCAGATAAGGTAAGGTCTGTTGCTGTCTTCTGTATCCATTCTGTCAACACAAACGATGACTCTGCCAGAAGTAAGAATCTCAGTTTCAATTCTCTTCAGGAATTCATCGAAACAGACACCTGTTCCTGTGACGTCTTCCATAAAAGCTTTCAACGCATCTCCATTGTCGACTTCTGCAGGCTTGCGGCATAGCGCACCTACTAATGCAACAACAGTTCTGTTCATCGCTGCGTAGAATACAGCCCTACGCTTGTAAGCTTCATAGTCTTCTAAAGTTTGTCCACCTAATCTTGGGAGGTACTCTTCATCTAGAGGTAATCCACTTGGATGGTTCGAGCACTTGATAGCATCAGTGCCTTTGTGAGCATCTCTTGCTCTCCTAATCTGATCGAGCTTATCTACCAGCAAGGGGTGTTTTGTACTTATCATTGATGGCATAGAATCTCTCCTAATTAGTTAGATTATAATCCGTGTTGATCTTTCTTCACGTTATGCTCATTTCGTCTGTCTGTGTCCTGTGCCAACCAAGAACCTTGTCCTGGAGCGTAGTACGAAGACGCCTTTTCATCTTTGTTCTTCTCGTAAGCTTTGGATCTTTTATCCAATGGGCCAACAGGTCTTCCCCGACCGTACTTGGTCTTAGGGCCATGATGTTTGTAACCAGAGCTGTATGCTCCAGTACCATTAATCTTGAAACCTGCACCACCAGTGATCATAGGAAGCATGTTCCCTCCGCACTCAAGACACTCAAGAGGATCCTCCCTCTCTGCCATCTTGCGCATAGCTTCGCGAGTTATCTCGCAGGTTTTACATTCGTATTCGTATATCATCTTAAAATCCTGTTATCTGTATGTTCCGTGCTTGGCCACCGTTCATCCTGAACTCCATCCAAACCAAATATTTCAATGCATCTGGCAAGTGATCATTCCCTGACTTCTTGTCAGGTCGCGAATCTTTCTCGTCTTCGTTGTACGTCCAAGTATCTAGTGACTTGATTAGTTTTGTACAGCTAGGGTCTATGAGGATTCTCCTCTCCATCTTACCGTTGCACATCATCGTGTTCAAATTGTTCAGTCCGTCTGCCACGTGTGGAGACTTACTAGGGGAAACAACTTTAGCGCCATAAGATCTAATGATCGTATGATCGGTCTCGCCGCCAATCGCGGAAGTCTTCCTCGCTTTACCAGCTGGGTCAGGAAACACTGTTATCTCTCTATCAGGGAAATCCTTCACAATCGCATCCATAAGATAACGAGTGTTGGAGTTCTGTTGGTAGTATTCTTTCCAGATATGTAACTGGTCTCCTACTCTACTCCCTACTACAGCTGTCATTGGGGAAACGTTAAAGTCCATCCCAATTAGTATCTCTCCACCCATATCTCCTACAGGCATAACATTGAGGTCTCTGTTAAACATATCGACAACTCTGTTGCTCAATGCTTCGAAGCTACCCATGTACTCTTGTTGAAAGTCTCTTGGAGATAAATCTTGCTTAGCTTCTTCGATCTCTTCGTCACTTACGTTACCTCCTTGGAGGGTAGTGTAAGACCAAGACTTCCAAGTAGATCTACTACCTTGGCCTTGAAGCCACCAGTCATAGAAATGATTAGTACCTTTAGGTGTTCCGATAAATAGAGCGTCACCTTCTTGGTCAGAGAGAGCAGGTCGTACTACTAGTGACCAACACTCTGGGGCAATATCTGCCACCTCGTCTAAAACGACGAATGACAGAGAAAGCCCACGTAGAGAATCGTAGTTCTCTGCGGATTTTAAATAGATCGTAGATCCATTCTTGAACTCCATCAGCATATCAGACTCGTTGGTCTTCTTGATATAATTCTTTGGAGCGAATTCTTTTAGCCATACCCACATGATCTGTTTGGCCATTGCAAACGTAGGGGCTATGTATACAACCGTCTGCTTGGACAGTTGCTTACCTGTTCTTTTGTCGACACCAATAGCAGCATTCAGTAGTTCAGCTCCAGATAGGAACGACTTGCCGAAACGTCTTCCTGCACAGCAAACACGGAAACGTGTTGTGTCAGAGAAAACACTAGTCTGTGGGCCAGTGAGTTTAATATCCATAATCTTTATCTCTTCGGAACGTGCTATACGCTATCTGTTCTCGTGTTTTAAAAGGATCCCTCTAAGGGCATCCATTCGTGCTTCGTACACGCATTCTACTAGCCTCTAAAAGGATCACTCCTACATGTGTCTGAATTATAGCTAAGGCAGTGTGTCAGACATATCTGATCAGTCCTCTGGAGTGTTACTTGGAACTCTCTGGAGCGCATTATCGTACAAGGCTTACGCCAGTAGCCACTAAGCGTAGCTAAGCACATTAGCTGATAGCTTATGTAGACATGTGTGTGGAAGTACGTGTGGAAGTGTATGTGTTAGTTAAGTTAGGGAGGCATGTGTGTATCCTTGGGATTTTCAAATTCTGTAAAATTACTAGCGCGGTAGTAAAGCGTGTTTTAGAAAATGGGGGGG